TGCTCAAAGAATGCAGCCTTTTGTGCATAGTGTTCCATACTGAATGCTATTGTACCTCTATCTACTGATGAGCTGTTATCTCCAAACTGAGATTGCAATCCTTTATTCTTTAGCTGTAGAGATAGACCAAATACAGCATCCTCTGCTGCTCTCCATGCTATAATTGGCTGTATGAATGTAACTAATGTCTCTTCATCAGGATCTAATGTCTGATCATTGTACTTAGTTAGTAAGTCATTATAGAATGTAGTGCCTAAGATAGGCATGATTCTTAGCTGAGCTTGAGTAGCTAGGTAAGGAGTTACATTATTGACATCTACATTAGCTGTGATGGGTGTGTTATTCTTTAAGTAAGTTTCTGTTATAAAGTATAGCATTATAGTATAGGTGTTTGTGCAATTTGTGATTTGCTTTTATCTCCTCCAGGTACAGGAGGTAAAGATGCTAAGGCTCTAATCTCATTCTCAGTCATAGTCTCAAGTACTTTAGTAGCTACTAATGGAGATAAACTATTCAAAGCATCATTAGTCTTAGAGGTATCTCCCTCAAGCTCTACTATTGCCTCGTTAATTATCTGATAGTTATTGATAGTGAAATCTGCATCTATCTTAGCTATGAATAGTAACTCATTAAAGATGTCAGATACCATATCTCTCAATGGCATTACTACATTCTTCTCAAATATGATGTAAGCCTGCTTAATATCTGAGCCATTACCTAGTGAGCCTGTAGTTCTGATTCCCATAAGTATTGGATCTATAGTATGAGAGAAACAAATCTGCTCAGTGTTCAGCTGTGATGCCTCTTGAAATAGACTATCATTACCATTGGTAGGTAGTGACTCTATCTTAGGCAGTTGGTCTGCTGAGTTAGCAAAGAATGCTACAGCTTTACCTGCATTAGCAGCACCTTTCAATCTATCAATAGTATTTCTTATCATGTTCTTCTCCTCCTCAGACTGAGGTCTCTTAGGGAACATCATAGCAAAGGATGGAAATACTGAATTTTGTATATTACTTTTAGCAAAGTAGCTAAGTTCACCTGATAAGAATGCAAAGTTTAGAGCTGAGGTATAGGTAGGTAGTGGATAATAATCTTGACCAATACTCTCTACTTCATACACAAATAGTTGCTCATAATCTCTACAGGTAGGAGTATATCTCCTTATCTCCTGGACTCCAATCCTACTAGCCCAATCATCACAGATATAGTATCTCTTTCTATCTAAGTTTACTCTAAGTTTCTCAGGTGATAGATTGACTATCTTTGTGAGCTTCATCTTATCATCAAAGCATAGCTTGAAATATACTCTATTGTGTAGGATTAGTTGCTGAGTTACTGCAGGAACTACCTTTTTTATGTTTAGTTTTCTCTCTAATGTGTATAGCTCTAGCTTATCTTGTGGAGTAAGTCTATCTGCTACTATATTAAATCCACCTCCTACAGCTGCATTCACTTTATACCCTACAATAGAGCCATGTAATGGACTAGAATAGAATATTTGATTGAGTAGCTCAGGGAATAGGTTATCCTGCCCAAAGGGGATGTATCCATTAGTCTGATTCCTACCATTAACATAAGGTAGTGTAAGATTAGCACCTCCAACCTTAAGGAATGGAGTAGAGAATGATTGATATCCCTCTACTATTTCGTGCTTTACTGTTTTGAAAAAATCTTTTAATGCCATAATTACTCATAAATTGATGATACTATTGGTCCACTTACTACCATCCTGCCCTCTTCAATCACAAACCCTGTAGAGTTTGCAATAGTTGGAGGTGTGATAGTTGACTCATAGATACTATATGTATACTGTCCTTTGATTAACTCCAAATCTACAGGCTCATCTAGCTCAAACTGATTGAATCGTTCAGGATAAGCTGATAGATCAGCAGTGTAGAATGTAATAGGTGCAGACAGCTTGTCCATTTCATTCTGAAAAACAAATAAATAATAAGGAGTAGGCAGTGTACTTACCTCAGTGAGAGTAAGGATAATCTGATTGACCTCATCTTTTTTAATGTATATCATATAACTATATTATAACAGACTCAAAAAATGTTTAAAAAAAAAGCCCTAGTATTACTAGAGCTTTAATTATTAGGGTGTTAGTATTATGGAGTAACTCCTGCTACTTGACCTGATGTAGCCTCATATGCCAAGTGCTCAGACTCTGCAAGTAATGTAACGGAGTATTTAGATCCATCAGCTCTTGCTGTACCTGATCCCTCACCTGTTGCAGTAAGTTGTAGATTCTCAAAGTACCAATACTTACCATTTGCATCTTCAATCAATGCAGATAAAAATTGCTGACCTGCACCAAGTACATGGATAGCTTCTGACTTATCTTTGTCTCTACGATTGAACATTAGAGTAATAGTCTGAGTAACAAAGCTAGAGCCATTGATTAGGTCTACTGCAGTATCCTCAGTATAATTACCTGTGTTTCTGTTAATCTCAAATACAGTATAATCAGATGTAGCAGATAATGCAGATAATATCCATGTATTAGGAGCTACTGTAGCAGTAACATTGTCTTGCTCATTAATCCATATTTTTTTAATACCTCCGATATTATTATCGCAGGGCTTAGTTATTGTTTGTAACGCTTCACAGCTCATTGTATATGTTTTAAGTAAAGGGAGCTTTCACTCCCTTAGATTTATAAATTAGTTAATTATGTAGCAGAGTTGTAGAATACAATCTCAGCACCATTAACGTGAGTAAATCCTACTTTCATATTTGCACGAGTTCTGATTACAGGCTCAGCAATAGTATCAGCTAAATTGATAGCTCGTAATGCTTTACCATCACCTTCAGCATCAAATGCATAGATAAAGTTATTTCGAGGTGAAGCTACGATTGTAGATAGACCAAGCATTCCAGGACAAAGTACCATCTTTATTCCAAGATAAGTAAAGTCTAATGCTTGTGTTAAGTTAGCCTGAGTGTTTGATGCAGCAACAGCAGCACGATAAGCAGTAGCTACAGGAGATGATACATACAATCTTAACTCCTCTTGATTAGCAATTACAGCAGCAGGAATTGCAGCATATACTAAAGCTAATTTAGCAAGTACATTAGATGGTGTAATAGCTACAGGAGATGTAATGTCAATTACATTAGCTGAATCAGCTACTAAAGACTTCTTATATCCATCACATAAAGCTAGTGCAGCAGTACCTGAATCAGTATCACCTGACCAACGTAACTTCTCTACATTCTCAGCAATAGTCTTTGACATCTCATTCCAATAGTAATCCATAAAAGATGCAACAGTGAAATCACCATTAGATCCTTTAGTCATTTGTAATGATACAAAAGACTGCTCTAAGTCAAACTGACAAATTTGTGCCATTGCAGATAATCCACATACATCTATCTCTACAGATGCAAGATCATCAGTACTAGCATTCCATCCGCAGTTCTCCTCTTGTAAAACTTGACCAAATACTACATTTGAAATTTTAGTCTTATACTTTACTCCTGGTAGTGTACGATAGTTGTCTACTACTTCCTCGTTTAAATAAGCTCGGCTATAAAAAGCCTCACTGTTTGCTTGTAATAATGCAGATGCATCAATGTCCAAGTTGAATCTTAATTTTCTACTCATTTTTTTTGTTTTTTATTTATTAGTTATTATTTAAAAATTTACTTACCATGTTAAACTTGTCATGCTGTGTAAGTTTAGTAGCTACTACTTCCTCAGTAGCAACATCTTCAGCCATCATTTCTTCAACGTGATTTCTTAAATCAGCTATCATTGCTATAATAGCATTGATTTGCTCATCAATTACAGGTTGAACTATAGCTAGGATAGCTTCAGCATCAGCAGCAGGATCAATAGCCATCTCTTCTGTGGCAGGTGTCTCTGTAACTACTTCCTCTTCTACTACTGTCTCTAGTGCAATCTCTTCTGTCATTGCTTCTTCTTCAACAACAGGTGCATCTTTTATCTCAGTAACTTCTCCATCAACAACGATGTAGATCTTACCCTCGATTAGATGTTCTCCATCAGGTAACTTCATACTATATTTATTATTTAATTGATTACTTAGTTTTAAGCCTAGAAATCCCTCTATTGAGAATCCTATCTGCTCATTCTTTACTAGCTCATTATAGTACTCTTTATCAGTTACCTGAGCTGTTACCATTAATGTGCCTTTAGGTACTTCAATACCATAGCTTGAGTAGGCTTTATCTTTCTTAGGATCTTCTACTATCCATGCCTCAAGTACATAAGCAGGTACAGTCTGATCAGTATCATGCTCTAGGTTAAAGACATTCCTATTAGTAAGGTCTTGCATGAACTTAGAATGAATCTGCTCAATAGTCTCAGCTGTAAATTGTACATAGTACTCTTCATCATTCTCATCATTCCTATATATCTCCATTGGAATCATGGCAGGTGCTACTACTCTATACTTTAGGTCATCTGAGAAAAACAATTTTTTGTGTTCATCAAATGCCATCCCTTTAGTAACAATAGCAGGAGTAGAGGTGAAAGCAATTTGCTCAATCCCTAACTCTTCACCATCTGAATACTCAGGATCTATAGTAATTTTATAGATTGGTATATCTTTTGTCATAACTATATTATATTTTTTTTATATTTGTTCAAAAATTAGAAATTATGATAAAATTATTCGGCAAAGAAATCCCATCTAAGATGGATGAGCTTACCCTAGAGCAGTTCCAAAAGATATCTGCTATCCATAACAGTGATGAGTATGATACTCTTGAGAAACATTGTAAAGTCTTTGAGTACTTAGGCATTACAGAGGATGAGATGGATGTAGATTTTGACCTGTTCTTAGCTAATGTTAAAGAGTTTAATAATAATAACTATGATAAGAAAGATCCTGTAGAAGAGATAGAGATAGATGGCTATACTTATAAGGCTGAGATGAAGCTCTCAGTTAAAGATAGTAGGATTGTTGAAAAAATAGTTAAGAAAGATAATAAAGAATATATATCAGATATCATGGCTCTAATGTTCAAACGAACTGACCTATCCAATACTGAGCATTATGATCCTGCACATCTCAAGCACAAAGCTAAACTATTCAGCAAGCTCAAAGCAGATATCTCTATCCCTTACCTTACCTTTGTAACTTATAAAATTACTAACCATGCAGAATCTCAAGCTCCCAAAGAATTGGAATCAGATATCAGTGGAGCAGTTCCTGGAGATCAGGAGGCTGAGCAGTGAGGATGGAATGTTCAACTATCAGATTGATGTACTTTCTGCTTTAACAGATAGCAATATCTCTGATTTTGAGGAGCTAGATATAGATGAGCTAAGTGAATTGACTAGTCAGATTAAATGGATTAATTCAGAGCCATCTAAGAGGTATAAGAATAAGCTAGATAAGTATGTACTCAAGTCATTCAATAAGATTAGTCTAGGAGAGTTTATAGACCTTGAGCATTACTTCTCTAATAACTACTTAGACCATTTCTGCCACATCTTAGCATTGCTGTACAGGAGAACATCTAAGAATGTTTATGGTGATGACATCATAGAGCCATACAATTACAGCCCATCAGATAGATTAGATTGGTATTTAGACTATAAGATTACTGATGTCTATGGATTGATACCTGAGTATATTAAATTTAGGGAGAACTTTACCAATACCTATACTAATTTATTGGTAGATGTAGTGACTGATGATGAGGTGCTAGAGGATGCTGATGAGATTAAGGAGCAGAAGAGAGAACAGGAGAAGCAGAAATTTGCATGGGAATCTACTATCATGGCTCTATGTAATGATGACTTAAGTAAGTTCAATGATATCTTAGATATGTCAGCAGTCTTAGTCTTTAATATCTTAGGGATGAAAAAAACTTTAGACTAATAATGGGAATCCTTGAGTAAATCCTGCAGGAGGATCTAATGCATAGAATGTATATGTCAATCTCTGATCACTTTGTAATATATCAGCTACCTCTAAGATAGGATAGTTTTGAGATATCCATTCAACGTACTGCCCATAGATTTCATTAGTGATACCTGTAGCTGCTAACTCTGCAGTAAAAGTATGCACCCAATCTCTAGGAGTAATCACTCCATTGTTAGCTAAGTGAGCACCATTATTTAAAAAGATAAAGTAATACATGGCTATTATCTCTACCTCTAAGCTACCAAATCCTGTAACCTTAGCATTGATCCTAATTGATTCTACTAGTGTACCATTATTTTGAACAATATCATTCCTTACAATTCTCTTTAAGATGTTAGCCATCCTCCTACGAGTAGGATACAATATATTAAATTCACCTGTATTCTTATATGCCATAACTATATTATCTTAATTAGTTATTTTGTTCAGGAATTTGACAATTGGTCCATGACTTAATCACTACTGAGATATTCATCTGCCACCCTGCAGCATAGTCTAATAGATCATTATTCAATGGTATGAATGTAGGCTGTCCATCTATATCAAAGTCATAGTCATCACTGAATGTAAACTCTAGGTATAGATCCTGGAGTATCTGCTGAGTATCTGATAAGATAGTTGTGATGTTAGCTCTATCCATCTGTATGATATCAAAGCAATATATCTCTAAATTAAAGACAGTGACATTCTCATAGGGAGTAACTCCTGTAGGTACTACATAGACTAGTGGATACTTCTCATCTTTAGTAGCAAAGTTCACCATTTGCTCCTTAAAGTCTGAGCCTACCTTTTTTACCTGTAGGTGATTGTCATAGAATGTAGTAATCTTATCTACTATGGATTGATAGCTTATCATAATACTGAATTATTTTGTATGTTACTAATGGTGTTCTGTGATGCTGTTATCTCAGTCTCAGATACTACTGCTGTTACTGTTATGTTATTTGTGCCACCTCCTGCATTTACTTGGCTACCTGTATTAGTTTGCCCAAATAGTTGAGGTGCAGCTGCTGGAGCTACTGCTGTAGTGGATGTTAAGCTAGAATCAGGTGAGTCAGGACTAGAGCCACCTCCACTAAAAGATGTAGATGCTATTTTACCGATTGCCATTGCAGATGTTATAGCAGCTCCTGCCATTGCAGCAACCATAGCAAAGCCTCCATCAAATTTAGGATACTGAGCTAAGATAGATACTTGAGCTTGAGCAGCATTAATAATAGCAGCAGCCATTTGTGCTTTCTTATTTTGTTCAAATTGTTTCTTAAGCAGTACCTCTTCCTCTTTACTGCCTTTCTTTACCTTTTTTAATTGAGCAGTTATATTAGTATCTGCCATTAATGCTATGGCATCTCCTACAGTCTGAGCTAATTTAAATCCTGCCTCAATGTTTTTTATCTTCTCATCAAATGCTCTCTTATCTGAGGCTATAGTATCATCTGCAGTCTTTTGATTTATATCTTTTATTTTCTTTCTATACTCTTCTAAATACAAAAGATACAGCTCATCATTTTCTTTTAATCCTGCAGTCTTAGTTTCAAATGCCTGTTGTGCTTGTAGCTTCTCAAACTCTGCAGCAGATGTAGATAGTCTTTGAATCTCTAAGTATCTAGCATCTTCAAGTGCTATTGCATCTGTAATGGCTTTAGCATCTGCTTCTTTTTTCTTAGCTTTATTTTCTTTATCAATAGCTGTTTGTTTAGCAGTAAAATCTATCTTTTTTTGTTCAAATAATTGATTCTCTAATTCTTGTAATCTTATTTTTTCTGCTTTTGTAAGTGCAGCATTATTCTTAATATCTTCAAGTTTTACTTTATGATCATTTATTATAGTAAGTCTTTCCTGTTCCATATCAGAACCTGCTAATCCTATCTCTTGCTTTCTAATTTCTCTTCTTGCATTAAGTCTATCACTAGCATATTGTTTAGCTCTAGCAGCAGCTTCTTTAGCAGCAGTAGCATCAGCAGTAGCATCAGCTTTAATATCATTTATCTTAGCTATTTTCTTATCAGAATATCCTTGCTTTATTATTTCATTCTCTTCAATTATCTGCTTCTTTAATTTCTTGATAGTTTCCTTATCAGCATCATCCCCTAGTTTCTTCTGAGCATCTAGTGCCTCCTTAGCAGATTGTTTTCTTTTATTAGCCTCCTTAATCTTAGTATTGCTTAACTTCTCCTCTAGCTTAGTAGTATCTTCTCCTGCTGCCTTAGCCTCAGCAATCTCTCTACCCAAATCTGCAGTCAGTCTAGCAGTTCTTTCATTAGATGATGCTGTTACTTTCTCATTAGCTGCTACAGTCTTAGCTGCATTATCTTCAGCAGCAAATGCTGTAAGACCTAACCAATCAGTAAGAGCTTTAAATCCTGCAATCAGCATATTGATAGGCATCATCATTGCTTTGATTACATCATCTAAGACTCCAAAAGATTTGAGTACTAGAGCTATGACAGCTATGATGGCTACTACTGCAGCTACTATCAAAAATATAGGATTCATTAAGATAGTAAGTCCTAACTTAAAGAATGCACCTGTCAAAGTCTTAGTCATATCTACTATGCCTTTCATTGACTTAGCAATATCAGCTTTATTAATGCCACCTAATGCAGTAGCAAAAGTCTTAGACTTCTCTGCTGCCTCTTCAAAGTCCAATGACATCAATGAGTCTTTAATCCCTCCTAATCCATTGCTTACCTGTTCAAACTTAGATCCTGATGCAAATACAGCCACTGCATCATTAGCATCCTTAATTCTATCACTAAGTACACCTGCCTGTTGAGCAAGTGCAGCCATTTGTGTAGGATCAGTAGCACTGGCTATAGATCCCTTCAATTCTCTTAACTCAGCTTTCATCTGAGCTATGCCTTGTATCTTAAGTGGTATTACTACTTCATTCATATACTCTGATTTCTATTGTGTTTTTACTAAGATGTCCATCATGTTTAACTGCAGTAGGGCTGTGTAGGTTGGTAGTAATAATAGTAATATTACTAGCAGTTGTAGTTATCATTACAATACCATCAGCTAATGAATTACTAATTGTAGCATAAGTCTTATTAGCAGTGAATGCACCTGATAGTGTACCTGTATACTCCCCTGTAGCTTTCCTACTCCATATTATTGGTCCTATTGTATTCTCTAGCTCTATGACTGTAGGTGCTGATGTGCTAGTCTGAGTAATCAAAGCTATGTATCTCTGATAATTTCTTAGCATATCATTAGCAGGATTACCATTAATAGTCTGAGTCACTGTAAGATTAGTAGTAGCTATGCCACTATTCTCTATGCTTAGGTTATCACCTACTACTAATGCCTTAACTCCATCACCTACTACATTACCTGAGCCTAAGATTATAGAGTTACGATTATTAGTAGTGACATTAGTCTTCTCATTATATCCTTGCATGATAGATTGAATCTGCTCACCATTACCTGGTCCTACAGGAGTACCTGGTCCACTAAAGAATGGAGGTAGGTCTATCTCAGTCTCTAGGCTAATCAGCTCTACTTTGGTAGGCTGTAAATTATTAGCATTGTAATCTATAATCTTATTAATACTCCACCATGAATTGTCTATCCTTATCTTATCATTCAGCTCCATGTGTTGAATGTCTACCTCATAGAGTAGAAAGTATGCAGTCATCAGCTTACCACCATTAATCTGTGCTACTGTTCTCCTCCAATAACTATTGTATAGATTGTTGTTAGTGTTTTGAGCTACCTGATAGTAGTAGTATTGACATTCTGCAAAGTTAATATCAAATGTAGGATTGAATGGGTCATCTCCTCCAAAGTGTGAGAGATAGGGATAGAGTCCATTTGTATCTGTTGTAGTATCATAGCCTGAATTTATCACTACATTCTGAGCAGTAACCTGTCCATTATCAAATAAGATTCTTAGATTAGTCTTAGGTGCTGCACCATTTAGTAATGGTAGGAATGCACCGAATGTAGTAGGCTGTACTGGAGTAGGTGAGAATAGAAGCTCTTTAACATCTATGCCTTTCACATACTCATTCTCAAAAGTTATCTCTACCTGTCCATATATTTCTCTAGTCACATCAGTATAGACTGTATTAGGTGAATCAGTATCTGCCTTATAACTTAGTCTTAACTTCTTATTGTTAAGCTCAGGGATAAAGATAATAGATTGCTCTTTGTCTTTCATCAGCTTGTTAGTCCAATCTACAGCCTTACCTGAATCATAGTACTCATCCCTGTGCAATAAGATTAGATTGTTCTCATTGTTAGGATCAGGAGTAGCATAAAGATTGTACATCATAAAGATGCTCTTAATGTAATCCGATTGCTTAATCTTCTCCGGTACAAAGGTATTCATGGTAGTGATACCACTGTTCAATGGGATGTTATCAGATGGTCTGATTGTGACATCAAAACTAGTGATATCTAAATCTATATTAGGAGTCTGAGGAGTAGTGCCGTTTTGTGGTTGCCAATAAATAAAAGTATTAAATACCTCCCCTTGAACAAAAGTATTAACTACATCTACTCCTATCTGCATTATCTGTATAGCTCCTACATCTATTCCTCCCTGTCCTGAAATATTACTATCAGTAGTAGCATTAAAAGTAAAGATATGATTGAATGTACCTAATGATGTTACTGTAGGAGTAGCAAAATAATTAACATCATCACTATAAATTAAATCAGGTAAGTAACATTTTACATTAGGCATATTACCTACTTTAACTAATAAAAAAACTCTATAGGCAGCAGTGCCATCAGGATATAGTCTTACTGATGTATTGAAATTTAAAGACAGCTCTCCTGCCATTGTTACCTCATATATGTAAGATTCACCTGAGCCATCACCTACCCATTGAGGAGTAGTGTATTGTCCATTGGTAGTATTAAATAAATTTTGCTGATCTAATGTCTCAGACCATCCTGTAGTTAAATTCCTAGCCTCCATAGGAAGCTGAGTTAAAGCAGTCCAATTTGCTGTGGCAAGTATAGTCTGAGTCTTTAATTCATTAAACGCTGCTTTCTCTGCCACCACCTTATAATCACTCCAATCCACTACATTCTGATCACCATTGTATGGAATCAGTAGCTTATCAAAGTTAGCATCTGCTAGTCCTGCCCAAGTGTATGAGTATCCTGCTGTAGCAAAGATTCTATCAAAGTAAGTCTGAGCATAGATAGCAGGCTTAAACCAATTAAACTGATATTGATTGTCTATGTTGAATGGCATCACATACTTATAGCCATTAGCTAGAGTATTATCAAAGGTATCAATCACTACACTAGGATCTACATAGTGATCTAAGTCTGAGAAATCTATATCACTCAGATACTTATTAGAGATGTCAGTAAAGAATGTACCTCTATCCTCTTTAATCAGTACCTCATACTCCACCATCTGCTCATAAGCTCCTGTCACTTGTGACTTCTTTATGTTAGTGAGCTGAAGAGTAGCATTAATCATAACAGGTATACCATTCTCAATGACATCACAATTAGTGATTGTATTGATATTGAAAGTACCTGCTTGAATGTTTACATCATAGTAATGATTGAGCAGAGTATTGTTGTTGCTATTGCCTACTAAAGTAATGGTCTTAGAGAATGATCCTGTTCTTTTAGATATATCCCTAATATCTCCCACACTAAAGTTTAGAGGAAATGATGTACCCTCTTTAACATCTAGGTATCCTGTGCTAAGTTGTATTCTAACCATTGATAGGATCTTGTTGTGCTAGCTTAATAGTTACTGATTGCTTAATTAGTTTCTTATTCTTTTGGCTGAATACTTCAAAGCTAGTAGAGTCTACTACACAGGCACAATAGTAATTATCTGAATAGTAATATACTTGAGGAGATGTCAGTAGCTCTTGAAATCTAGTAGCATCATCTTGTCCCATCCAATTAGTATTAAGGTCAAAGGTCTTAGTTACATTAGTGTTATAAGTTCTGAATCCTTTTTGTAACTCCTTACCTACCCACTGTGTACTCAATACCTGACCATCTATATGCTGATTGTATTGCTCTCTAGTAATCTGCCCTTTCTCATAGGTTCTTAATTGAAATGCAAATGATTGCCATGATCCCATCCTATCTAAGTAGATAAGCTGTTGGTCATTAATGGTGCATCTATTGTCATAGGTGAAATAGTAAGGCTCAGTATTAAGATCTGTATCATTATAGATAAGCACATAATAATCTTCAGTAACTAATGCAGTAGGTCCTACAAAGACAGCATAGATGCCATCACTAGCAGGAGTAAATGAGGTGCTGTCTAATAAGTTGCCATCCATATCATACCACTCTACTTCATAGTTATCTCCACCATATACTCTAAGGTTGTAATAGAATTTAGCGTTATAGAATGTAGTAGGAGTAAGAGTGGGTAGACCTAACTCAAAAATGTTAGTTGTTAATAATAAACCTTGAGGAGTATTACCTAAGAAATTAAAACTATTAAATGGACTAGTTACATAAATAGTATTAGTCCAATTATTAAAAGCTCCATTGAATACCTCCTTGTTAGTTATTAAAGAGTCATTCAATACCTGAGTCTTTCTTAAATCTGCATAAGTTACATTGCCATTGATATTGATATTTGTAATAGTAGACCAAAGTACATTGACAGTAAAGTTATTAGCATCAGTAACTGAGATGACAGTGTGCAATCCCTCAAGTGCTGGATTATCTGCACCGGGACTAACCTGAGTAATTACTATCTGATCTCCTACTATAAACCCATGAGCTGTATTAGAGGTGATGTTAGTGTTTAGTCCATCTATTGTTAGAGGATCTGTATAGTCTACATTATCTATATACTCATAGCCTAAATCTACATCATATTGATACCATGATTCTGAGCTGTCGTAAGGTGCAAATCCACTTAACCCTGTCTCATTATAAGTAACCAAAGATTGCATCAGCATAGATATATCCTGCTCACCATACCCTGTGCCATATACAGGTAGCACTCTATATTGAGCTACTAAAGTAGCACTAGTATGAGAGCCTGTAGCAGGATAGATACTAAAGATATATCTGAAGCCAGGCTCATTCTTATTAGTATTGTTAATGATATACTTAATAGGATTGTAAGCAGGCATCAGTTGCTGAGGCTGCGCTATGATTGTAGTACTAGGCATCTATTCTCCTCTAAGAGACTTTAACTCTTCATACATAGCTAGTAGCTGTGCCTCTTTTTGAGCAATCAGTTCCTCTTGAGTAGGACCTTCTACTTCAATAAACTCAACTCTTAAAAGTCCAGTTTCATCATAAATTTCATTTCTTATTTGTGCCATAATTATACTGCTGTTAAATTTATTACATACATATTTTGACCTGCTGTACCAAAACCAGCTGTGCCAAGTGTAATTGGTGCAGAACCAAAAGTTGCAGCTACATTTAGTATACCAAAACCACCAGTAAAAATACTAGTAGATATTGGTATTAATTGTGAAGAAAACATTGAAGAAAGTGTAACAGCTGCACTACTATAAAGACCTAGCCAATAAGTAGTACCTGCAGTAAATGTAAAAGATGCAGTATATGTTTTAGCCCCTGTTGTAGTACAATCAAGGCTAGTGCTTTCTAATAACTTAGTAGTAGGTACACCATTTGAATCAGAATATATAAGTATTCTTGCATTCACTCCAACCGCAAGAGTTGTTACATTAATTTGCAAATTTGAAACTGTTAATGAATTTGCAGGGATAAATGGAGATAAATAAATGAAATTAGCTGCTGTAGCTGTAGTAGTAGCACTTGCACTAGTCTCTAAACGCACACTATATGTCCTACCTGATACAGGCTTAGTTAATACATGAACTGCACCTCCTGCTACCACCAAATCACCACTACCTAATAAAGTAGTGCTGTTAATTGTTTTGATGTTAGTACCACTTACTAGAGTAGGTTGTACTGCTAAGTCACCACTGCCTAGTAATGTAGTGCTATTAACTGTCTTTATATTAGTGCCACTTACTAGAGTAGCTTGTAGCCCACTCTTTATGTTTGCACCTGTCACTGACTTTGTTACATATGTACCTCCTCCTGCATCTTCACTAATCTCTACTAAGTCAGTAGCTGCTAGAGCTGAACCCTTTGCTGTTAATTGACTAATCTTTTTATTTGCCATTATATATATTTATTTATTGTGTTACTCTTTTATTCAACAAATTCTGTTACTCTTTCATACAAGCTATCCTCAGTGAATCTGCTATCTCCATCCTCAGTGATTCTGTCATCACTAAATACAGGACCTGATGCAGCTAGTAGCCATGCCTCCATCCAATTTCCATTGACTGTAGTATCTTGCCCTAACTCTTTCACTATGTCCTGGAGATAGTCAGTAGATGTAGATGGATAACCTCCTACAGCAGTTAGTATATCTGCCATTATATCGGTAGAGGTAGCCCAAGTAGTTACTCCATAAAGTTCTGCTATAATGTTTATATAGCTATTATTATAAAAATTTAGTGTTGATTCATTTATTGGCTCACCATAAAGAATCTCTGCTATTTCTTTTAATGTATCACTCATAACTATATTACATTAGGTTAGCTTTTTGTTTAGAACGCATAGTATGAGTCATCGGTGTAATACTCCTGCCTGATGTAAGTGGTAGCATATCGGATAGCATCCATAGCATCATCATACAGCTTAACAGGCTCATCCATTATTTGGTCACCAATTTTCTTCCACTTATAATTCTCATACTCTTTCATTATCTGCTTATCCTCCTGACAGAATACTCCAAAGGTCTTAATGTTATCTATGCCTTTCTTTACTACCTTGTTAGCATTATGCACATCATATCCTGCAGTATTCATCTCGGCAATTATCTCAGGTCTTGAGTAGTCTGCCATTATCTCTATATGCTTACCCACATTCAATGCATCCATCTTCTCTATTAGCTGAGTAGTGGTGAGGTAGCTCTCATAGATTATCTTTTCAATAAAGATATCATTGTCACAGTAATAGACTCTGACTAGAGCTGTAGGGTGATTGTATCCAAAGTCTAAGCCCATTACATACTTTACAAACTTAACAGGTCTATGAGCTATAAATGTCCAATTAGAATAGATGTTACTCTTAGAGATAGCTTTCTCCCCTAAAGCATATATCTGATACATTGCCTCATCAGTTCTTTTCAAGTCCTCAATCTGCTTCTTAATGCTATCAGGTAGGAATGGATTATCCCTGTAGGTAGACTTAATCAGTATGCTCTCCTCAGTTGGTAGGTCATAGAGCCAGGAGGATGACTCAGATGGATTGTAGTCAAAGATTAGCTTGTCTTCTGTTCTCATGTTCAGCTGAGTAAAGTCATCATAGAATAACTCATTAGCTTCATTGCACCAAGCCACATCTCTTTTTCTACCCCTTATCTTCTGCTCATCATCTACACTAAAGAACTCTACTATAGATCCATTAGGGAATGAGTAGATATGCTCTGACTTGTTATGATTGCTAACCTCATAGATATCCATGCTCTTCATGATCTCTAAAAAGTCCCTCATGACTGTAGCTCTCAGTGCAGGGAATGTCTTACGAATGATTGACACTACCTTGTTCTTATTCTGATAGCAGTAGACTATTAGCATCTGACAAAGGCTGTAGGTCTTAGAGGACCTTGAGCCTCCCTCATTGATAATGAATCTTAGTGCAGGATCAGTGAGAGCTGCATAGTTCTTTTGGAATATAACTGTACTATCTATCTCCATTGGCATAAGCATAAGCATAGGCTAGCATCTCCATCTGCCTACTATCACTGATAATTGCTATCCTGTCTATCTGTACTAGTACTCCTTTCTTAGAATAGATGTAAGCCTCAACAGCTTCACACATCATTTCAATCCTTTGCACTAGTAATGATGTTCACCTTAATCTCAGAGATATCCTTACCATTGGTAGTGATGTCTGATTTCTCAGTTAGGTTGTTTAGTCTCTGAGTGATGGATGGATTGTATTGACCTACCATGCCGCCCTGTATCTGATCATTTCTGATTTCTCTCTTTA